TCTTGATCTCTTTCATATTCGTAATCCAAGAACTCTGTAGCCGTGTGAGGAGTTCGGCTATTATCTATAATAATTTCAGTAAGCGAAGCTAACCACTTCATTGAATATTCCACGCTACCAGGACCCTTTATTGCCCCTCTTGCAAATAATCCGTAGTCCTTATAATCGCCTATAGACTTCTGTTCCGCACTGTCACATGTAATTTTGTCATTTGGTGTGATTCCATGTTCTTCTCTAAGTATTCTTGCTGTTTCTTCATTCTTAGTTTTATTTCGCCTGTCCTCATCCAAAATATAAAGTCTGTGTTGTGCTGCGTTATAATACATCTTGTTAAACGCCCACGGGTCAGGATACCAGCCCCAGTCAATACCGTTATATAACCGGTCAAACTGTGCAATCTCTTCATCTGTGATTTCTCTAATGGTTACATTGTCAAATACATTACCGCCAGTACCATTAGCAACACCCATGTACTCATTTTCGTAGGCGGTTGGGTTAACCTCTTTAAGGAACTCCGCTTCATCGAGGAACGGTTTTCCAAGCCATTGTTTAGGTACGTCTAAATAGGTGCTGTGAGTTACTAATCTCGTAGCCTTTGGTATCTTAATATATTTATTTGCCCAGTTATTTGCACTCTTAGGAGGGTTGAAAGACTTAAATATATAGGCTTTATCTCCACCACGGATAACAGATTGTTCAATCTTTCTTACTGCTTCTTCGCCGAGAAATTGGTCTAATTCTTCTAACCACAGGACGGCGATATATCCAAAAGGTACCTTAATAGATTTGATTTTGTTTGCATCATCTGCACCGCGGAAGTATATCTTTTGACCGGTGCTTTTTCTTGTTATCTCTAACGGGCTTACAGTGCAGTGGAATTCATCTTCTAACCCCAAAGCCGATATAGCCCATAATATCTGTTGATATACTGACGTTCTAAGTGTGTCGGCTACCTGTCTCATTACCACTGCATGAGTGTCCTCGTTCTTCATAAGCAGGTCAAGGACTTCTAAACTGACAAAAGATGATTTTGTAGAACCACGCCCCCCAGGAAAGACGTATTCGGTATATAATTGTTGTTCTATGTCATGAATAACTTTAATGAACGCCGGAGCCACCATGGTAGCAGGAATACCGTTATACTTAACTCCATCGTTAACAGCGCCATTGTCTAAACTGTATACATCTTTTATGTTCTTAATAGCATTAGTAACAAAAAGAAGACCTTGTCTATCGACTGGCCCTTGTGTTCTTTCTATATCCTCAATTTCTTCGATTACTTCCTTTGTAGGTTTTCCTACTGCGGTATTATCTTTGTATTCAATAATTTTGGTTTTCTTTTTATTTTTAACAACGTATGTTTCTAACTCATTAAGTGCTTGTTCAGCTTTTTTGGTAGCTACATCAGTTATTCTTAATAATTTACTTATTCTATCAGCGTCTTCCTGCGATGTTTTTTCTATAACTTTTCTCTTTGTGCTCTCTTTGTACTCTCTTCTCTTTTTAGACCACTCATTTTTCGCTGAATGATCCATAACCGTCTGTAATGGTATTGAATATTTATCTGATAAATTTTCTAAGCTACAAGGCTTCTTCCTAATATCAGTTACATATTCGTGTTCTATGTCAATCCATGAAATATTATCCGAACGTTCGCTTTTCTTATCCGAGCGTTCGCCATCCCATTTATATGTACTTTTCCATCTCCGTACTGTTCCCGGAGGTAGATTTAGTTGACTAGCTATCTCAACTAATTTCATTCCTGATTTATATAATTCAAAAGCTTTATTTACCCTTTCATCTGGCGCTCTTGCCAAGCCTCACCACCTCTTATTCGTCGTTTTGTGCATGAAAAAAGCACCCCGAAGGATGCTTTTGATAAATTACTTATGCGACGTTTTTTTGTTATTTTTATTGTTTTTTTTACTATTTCTTATTAGTGTCTGTGCATCTGCTATAATTGAATATTTATTTAGAAGCATCGTAAACACCTCCCTTTACTATTGCCTTATATTGTTACTTTATACCATTTTAATAAGTTTTGTCAACTTAAAGATGTTCCTTTAATAATATTTTTCCGTTTGTTTTCTACCTCTGCTCGTTTCTGGCAATGCAATCTATCATTCCAGATATTATATAATTCAATTACATTTATAAATGTTTTATCGTTTCCGTTTTTATTTCTTGATGATATTAAGTAATACATAGCTTCACATAACGATAAAAAAGATTTATGCAAAGACTGATAAACCACTGATTCATCAGCTACTTTATGTACAAAGTGCATAGCAAAATATTCCATGTTATTTAATGTATCCGAAATTAGAGATTCTAAACAAATGGTTAATTCATTGCTTTCGAAACTAACAGTTTTAACTTCTTTTCCGTCAACTACTTCTACTTTCTTTGTTTTATTAGCACCCTTAATCTCCTCAGTCAAGCTAATTTCGGCCATTGCCTGTAATAACTCTTTTGATATTAAAATTTTTTCAATTCTTTTTATTTCATTTTGCGTTAAATTTTCCTCAAGTTCATGGATATCAAATTCTTTTATTTTTCCATCTCTAATATTACTCTGAATATTCAATATTCCAGCCCTGGTAAATATCTCGTTAATTATTGCGCCTCCACTTAAAATATTATCTTTATAGTATCCTGATAAATCTATAGCTTTTTCAATTCTCGCTTTTTCTTTTTCGTATATTTCTTTTTCACGAATTATATATTCTCGCTCCTTATTTTCGCAGTTTTGATTACTTGCCAAAACATATTGTGATACAGCCACGATTGTACCAATAAGCACAAAAATAAAAGACAGTATTTGTATTTTTATTTCAATCTCATTTAATTTTTCTGTTTCTATATCCATGCTTAAAAATATTCCAATGGCTGTGGTAGTAACGATGCAGAAAAATATTATTAACAATGATTTTTTATCTAATTTCATTTCATTAATCCCCCCCTATATTATATTACATTATTATATACCACAATATCCCATTTTTCAACACTAAAAAGACATCCTGTCGAAAACCAGAATGCCTTTAACGGAGTATGAATATATAAAAAGGGTTATGCCTATAGGATGCCGTTTATTATTTTTCTAACACTTCTAGCCCGAACTCTTTTATAAGTCCTTCTAGTATTTGCTCCTCACTTAACTTAGTGTTAAGCATTAAATAAACTATTTTGTCTCCCGCCATTTCATCTCCTACTCCAAACATGATATACACGCATTCCATGAGTTGACTCTTAACTCTCTCTATCGCGCTATCCTCTACTCTGAATCCAATTTCCCCTAGATCTTCACACATCGTTTCAAGGTCCTTGCAAGAAGCAATTAGTATTTTTAATATTTCTATCGTCTTTTCATTATTCATTATGCTTACCTCTTAGTTATATTAACATAAGGTAAAGTATCTTGTAAATATTACGAATGCAAAAGGCACCCTGCCGAACCAACAGAATGCCTTTTGGGGAGTACAAATAATAAGGGATTATTATGCTCTGGGGAGAGAGCAAAGCGGCTACTAAACTTTGACACTTAATAACCGCCAGGAGGTCAATCAACTTGTTCAACCTTCCATAATACGATTTTAACACATTTATTTATTAATTTTATGACACTTTATAAAGAGTTATCTTAATACATTTCATATTCTACATCTTCTGCACCTTCGATGAATTCAGTTACTTTCGTTCCAACATTTTGAAAGGCATCCATAACTTCATCTGGGTGAGTTGCGTTCTCAACATATTGTTCTAATTCTCCAGCAATATAATCCCCTTCATCTTCATCTTCTACTTCAATAACATAAGTGTTGAATTTACTTACAATTTCTTTAATTTCAATTCCATATTTCATTTTTTACCTCCTCTAGTTTTTGTTATTTTTAATAAATCTCTTAATTTTATGGGAAATGCTACTTTGATCATACCCAAGTTTCCTGGCAATCTGGGGTTGATTAAGTCCATCTATAAAATACATCCGGAATATTGTTCTGGTAGTACTGTCTTTTATTTGGGCTATGTACTGCTCAATCTCAATCTGCTTTTTCATCAGCTCATCTCTCTGAACTTCACGCTGTCTTAACAATTCCGAGACTTGCTTTTGACGAATATCGGTATCAGCTGGATCCATACCAGACACATGAAAATTTTGTTCAGTATATGGAAAGTACTTACTTGAACCCTTCACCGTTCCAAAGCCCATCACTGGTCCTTCCTTTGCTTCTTTAATTCGCCTATTCAAATCTGATATTTCATTCTTTATTGCCCTATACTGCCCCAATTCTTTTTCCGTCACACTCTCACCTCCAACTGTTCACAATCTTTTCAATATCCCTTCACATCCAGGACACATATGAACTCTATACTAAGTTCAACAAGGTTCCCCACCTTGCTAAACATAAATTTTTTCATAAGTGCCAGCAGAAACCTGCTGGCGCCTCCTCTTTATTGAGGTTGTATCTGGTTAAATATTTAATCTAAATCCTGCCATTCTCCATCAAGAATTATTTCATCCGGCGTCTCGAATTTGCTCCTGATAATATTACATCCCAGCTCCTCCCGTATAATATCATTTAGCAACTCATGAATATAATCAAATTCTTCAAATTCCTCATCAATCTCAACGGTGTATGTTAATCTTTGCATTATATTCCCTCCATATCCACTTAATAATTCATCCATAAGGATTCTACCCTTGGAAGTGATTTTTCCGCTCTGGCCGGTATGGATTCTTTTCTCCAGCCTTCCAAATATGTATTATAAATATCATTGTCATATCCTGATAACATTACTGGTCCGGTGTGCTGCAGGAGTACTTCCAACAATTCAACATGATCCTGATCAGTCATCTCGTGCCGGTATTGTTTTCTACCCCGGGTGCTAAGCACATATGGGGGATCCGCATAAATTAATACATTGTCATGATTGAATGCCTTAATCAATTCTACCGCCGGCCTATGTTCTATCTGAACCATCTTTAGCCTGTGTGCTACATTGGTTATTACCTCCGGAAGGTCATTCCAGTAACGTACCGCATAAGCAGCCTCTCTACCGTAAACATCTTTCTTCCATCCGCATTTCTCGCATAACCTAAAACCATATCCCATTCCGGACCGGATAAGAAAGTTTTTTGCTCTTTCCACATCTGTCAATTCTTCCGTATTTTCCGGAAAGGCATTATCGTACTCTGCTCTGGCATACGGGGTGTACACAATCTTTTCTATCAATTCTTCTCTCTTTTCACGAATTACCATGAAAAGGTTTATCACATCATCATCCAAGTCATTAATTGTTTCTATCCTGGAAGGCTCCTTATTAAACAGAATAGCCCCCCCTCCGAAGTATGGTTCTAAATAACTGTGATGCTTTGGCATTTGTCCTATAATCCAATGAGCTATACGCTGTTTGCTCCCCGGATATCTTAATACAGTCCTCATTTGTCATCCCCCTTTCTTCTGAATCTCTTTTAAATGCTCAACCATTGCCGATTTATTTGTTCTTGATTCCACGAATGTAGGCATCCCTGGTATCCATTTATCTTTCACACCCAACAAAAAGTATTCTTCATGGGCATATTTAATATCTTCTGTGCGTATATAGTCTTTGTACGCATGCTGTAAACTAACCCGTATTACAAAGCTTGTACCATTGTCAAAATCATACCGGTAATATTTTTCCCCTGTCTGAGGAATATCAATCCATACTGGCCAAGATGTATAATTATCTATCCATTCCTTACGCTGATCATTGTTCTTAAGTTTTGGAAACTCCGGTTGCTCCATCTCCTCAGTCTCTGGGTCAGGATATTCCATATCGGACAAAAAGCACTTCAATGCCCTAAGAATTGTCTGATGCTTAAGAAAAATATCAGGCTGATGTACTTTCCAATGATCTTGCATTATTTCGATCTGCTCTTCTTCTTGTCTAATTGCTTCTTTCAGGTGATATTCTGCTGAATAAAGTGGATTCGGTAGTTCAGTTGGTTCAGTCGGTTCAAACTGGATGATACCAGCTTCTATGATTTCAATAGGTTCTTCATCTTCGAGTCCATATGAATAATACATACAGCTTTCGCTTTCTTTACACACGCAGCTATCTTTACTGGCTATTAAGCATTTTGCCTCAGAATCATGTTTACATGATAGTGGATTATCTGATTTAGGTCCTTCGATAACGGATTCTACTATTTCTGTCGCTTTTTCCGGCGTATTGTTCACAGCTTCCGGTTCTTCATCATCCTCCGGCTCCTCCGAAGAAAGAGTTGCTAATCGGGCTTTATGCCACTCATATTCTCCCTGGAAGCGTTCAAAGCTTGTCCGGAATACTACATTATTGTTGTCATCCTCAATATTTATGTACCTGTTAATATTCGAACTGTAAGCATAGTAATCCTTACCAAAGGCGGGACAGTAGTCACCGTCAATATCTTCTATTGCTGTATCTGCATCAACCATTTCAGCTACAAGGGATTCTATGATCGCACTCCTGGTAGCTCCGTAAGGCTCTCCTGACTTTTCGTAAGTCGGTATGTCGAATTGTTTTACATTTATCTGTTCTTGTATATCTATCTGTTGCGACATCGCAACAACTTTATCAGGATTTTTTATTTCCCGTATTTCTGCCACTGTAGTAGTTAATGTTACCTGTTCAAGCTGCTCATCTGACATTGTTAACATTTCTGATAGCTTACTGCTACTGAAATCTTTATACTGTTCAAGAAGAATTGGAGAATTACCATCTTTACTGAAACGGTCATTTATGGCCATGAATCTTGATGCACTTGATTTACCAATTCCAAACTCAGTCTGTGCAAATTCCCATATACTTTGATATCCGTCCTGCAGATGCAATTCCCTGTCTCTAACATTTTTAAGGTAATATCCTATCGCTACAAAGGATCTGGAAGCTGTATTGATATTATCCTTGATTATGTTTTTGATACTATCCAAAGTACAATTTTCATACCACTTTACTTCATCCATACTTATCCCTCCCTAAGACAACAAACACCTTTTATGTACGAAAACCTCTGATCCATGTCTGGTCTTGCTGTAGTGGAACTCTTTATTATTAGCTTCTGATTCAGAAATATATTTATTGCATATAGTGCACTGTTTCCCAATAGCCCTTCGAATCATCTGAGGTGTATATATTTTATCAGCCGTAGGTGTCTGCCTTATAATCTTATTTTCCATTATTCCTTACCTCCCGGCTTAAAATCCTGCTCGATGATATTCATCAATGCAGTCAATACCTTTCTGCATAAATCACAGTCATTATACTTATGGACCAACTCAATTGCTTCGGTTCGCATCTGGCTCCATGGAAACTCCTCTTGATCCCTGGCTTTATTCCACTTTGTATAAAAGTTATAAGTATCAGTCATTATCTGGACTACCTTTGCAGGTGATTCACCTTTAATATTTCCCATAATGGCCCAGAATACAGGGTTATTTAAATTATCTTTGTATAGACTGTAGGTACTGCTAAAAGTGGATTTTACATCACTCATTAATAATGCACCCCTTCTTGCGATAATGTGTTTTCCGTTTACGATATTGATTCTCACAAAATTGAATATCATCTACATAGTCATAGCAGATTGCATTTGATTTATCGTTATATACCCTGGCAATTCGCCCTATGCTCTGAACTACTACAGCAAAATCCTTTTTTGGTGTAACGAGATACAACCTATCCAAGCAAGGGATGTCGAGGCCTTCTTTCGCAAGTGAATATGATGCAAAGAGATATTTCTTTTTCCCACTCCTCATATCTTCCAAAGCTTTTACTCGTTCTTGCTTTGCTTTCTTACTTGTCATTTTGCCGCTTATCATTACAGAGTCCGGAGAGTTAAGCATATTCATAAGCAGTTCAAGGTGTTCTAACCGGTCTGACAGAATTATATTGCTGTGTTCTTTATTAAGCATGAGCTGCTTCACAATCTGGTTATTTCGTTCATGGCTGTTAATAAGATAATTCATGAGTTCGCTATATACCATGGTACCGTCTGTATCCAAGCAAGCTTCACTGGTTTTAATACCAGTATTACATTTGATCACTGTTACCTGCATTGTTTTATCTGCAACAGCTTCTTCAGGTACCGAGTAAGCAATATCACCAACTATGGCAAAAGTAGATTTAATAAGTCCATCACCTCTATGAACTGTAGCAGACAACCCATATTTATATCTGGCTGCTAAATTATTCATGATCCTTGAGAACATAGTAACCTGTGTGGGTGTTCCGGCAAGTCTTTGAACTTCATCTACTATTATGACGTCCCAGGTGTATTTGTATTGCTGTAGGTCCATCTTAGTTAAGGTCTGTACAGTGGCAAAGGTTATTCCGGCACCGATATGTGCTTTTCCTTCTGTGATCTTTCCTAGAAGACTTTTATCCATGTACATAGCAGCTCTATCATAGGATTGATTTAATAAATCTGCAGTATGAGTAATCCATAGAGTTTTTCGACCTATATCAACTGCTAATGCTATTCCCATTTGCGTTTTACCGCTACCACATGGAGATTGCAATATTCCGCATCCATATTTCTTCATTGCTGTTACTGCCGGCTCCTGATAATCATACAACGGAACTTCTGTACGGTAATTGACAAGCGGGTTATTTGCCAGGTCCTGCTTTATTTCTGCACCCGTTATAAATCTTCTAATATGTTTTCCTGTTCCTACTGGAACAATAAGACTATTTCCGTTTACCTGATACAGATATATATATTCCGGAGTATTTCCTACCCACAAACCCATTCTTTTCTTTTTCTGATAATCCGGATTCTTTATTATCAAATTGTCATGTACCCACTTAACCAAAGCAGAAGAAGGTTCTTGTATAACTATTTCATTACTGATTATTACTTGCATCCTATTCCCTCCAACCATTTCTTAAGTGGCGTAGAATACCAAAGCAAATCATTTTTGTTAACCACTTTAATATTTTTACTCTCAAGAAATTCAAATATCTCTAACGATATAATCCGTATACCTTTACTTGTATTCATTGCGAATAGCCCTTCATGGTTTCCACACTTCTGCCAGAGGGTCATGGCATTATATTGATTTTCTTCTATCCTGGATAATGGGAAGGTATCATTCTTACAGTCTTTGCAGTCAAATATATAAGAGTATCCTGCTTTGGCTGCAATAACATCAAAGGGCTGTCCGTTCCTATTATCTTGTAATCGATGTACCCAGAATCCATGTTTAGCAAGGATATGTACAAATTCATATTCAAAATCTGTTCCAGCTTTTTTATTGTTTAATTTCAACTTATCACTCCTTCAGTTACCAAAGTAACCAATTTCTCAAAAAGTATCCCCTTGTGGTAACCGATAAACTCCAGTAAAATCAACTGTTTCAGGCTACAGTTACCCGGTTACCCCAATTTCAGTATCACCTATAAGGGAAGTGTGTATATGTATATTATTTCTGACACACACACCGAGTATTATAAATATGTATTTTGTGTGGTAACCGGGTAACTGGGTAACCACTAAACATTGAATGGTAGATCTATTTGATCATCAACTGGTACAAAATCAGTGTTTTCAATGGTTTCATCATATTCACTTTCCTCTGAATCATCCATTTTTAAAAAGATACACCGTATCGATTTACCGTTAAATTTTTTATTTTTGGTTACCCTGGAATCCTTATCTTTATCCTTAAGCAATAGATCATTCCTATCTGCCCAAGTTAAAAATGATTTTCCTGAAAAGTTACCTCTCTCACACATTCCCTTGAATATGTTATTGTGAATAACTACATAACCATTATCAATGCATCCCCATATTTCCCCTCTATAGTTTCCGTAATCATCCGGTACAAAGTTATTCCTATGAATGGCTACATCGGACATAATAAAGGTATAAGCGCGTTCCTCCTCTGATACTTCATCTTTGTTTTTCAAAATATCAAAACAAGCATCAAAATCGAGATACATTCCATCTTCAAAAATATGGTCTGTTGCTATCTTATCAGCAGTTAACAAGATCGACATAGGGAGAATCTGCTTATCTTCCTTCTCTATTCCTAATTCAAAGGCCTTGGAATAAATTCGATCCTGGAATTCTTTTTGGATATTTTTAATTTCCTGTAAATCCATATCACTGATAATTTCAATAAATTCTCTTCCGGCATATCCATAATGTTCCTTGACGGTATTTACAACTTCTACTGATTCGCTAAGGTTACCAAAGATATTCCCCTCATCACTTTCGAATTCGATAATTCTATTGATGGCTCCGCCCTGCATCGTTTCATTGATTAAAGACCGCTCTGAATTGGTCAGAATGATATTTTTCCAATATCGCTGTCTCTGTAAACCTATATTGACATTGGAACGCTCCTTACCACCGCCAGAACATAGACTGTAAACATATCCAGAAAAGTCATCTTTTAGCTTTTTCTGGATTTCTGAAAAGTCGTCAATTGCTAAAGGAAGATGATTTAGAAAATCCAGCCTTACTTCAAGGGCTATTTCATTTGCTTTTGCTTTAATCCAATATTTACCCTCCGTCGGGTCAGCCCATACTGAGGTAGCAACCATTAAAGCAACTGTCTTACCTTTACCGGTCTTACCATATGTACTGACTATAAAGGGAAGTGCGTTAAATTTATGTAAAAGAGGGCTTGCAAAGGCTCCTGCCATGTAGATTTTTGGCTCCAAGCGGTCACTTTTTCGGATTTTACACATCAGATCCAACCATTTTGTATAAGAACCGCAGGATTGAATACTTTTAATGGCACCAGACAAGTTGTCATCATTATCAAAAATAACGCTTTCATCATAAGGAACAAATCCTTCGTTTAGCCATCCAAGCTTTGAGGTCGATAATTGTTCTGGAATCAGTGAATCATTCATACTTTCTATATCAGCCAGATATTGTACCAGAGCCCTGGCGTTCTCACTGGTTACTCTTACGCCATATTTTGATAAACCAGTAATTCGATTACTAGAGGACATAACCTCCTTATCCACAATGATTTCTTTCCAACGATTCCGCACCTTGAAGGCTAGAACGGTTTTTACATACCCTGTCTCTGCATTAATTAAAGACTTTACCGGTAGAATGGGATGACTGCAGGCTGTCTTTTCTCCGAAATTAGTTAGAATCGTGATTCCGTCCTCACCAGCAGTCCATCCTCCCGAATACAAATGAGGATAATCTCCATCAAATTCTGTATAGTTACCGCCAGTTTTTTGGGTGTAGTTTCTTTTTGACTTGGCAAAGGCTTTTAACATCCGGTCAAAGTTCTGTTTAACTCCTAACTCCTTTGCTCTATCTGTAAGAGTTAGGATAAGCCTGGATTGTTGAATAATATCCTTTTCCTCATAGATTTCAAAAAATATCTCATCCTCCAGTATTGTTTTTGCATCAAGTTCACTTATATTTTTCATTTATCCAACTCCAACAAATTTTCTAGTAAATATATTTGGTATTGTAATTTATTTTGGTAATAGCACCAGGAATCAGAGAATGGCTGTTCTTTGTTTATTAGATTTCTATAGACTGTAATATACATGTGAGTAGAACGTATTTTTAGTTTCTGCTGTTTCCGTTCCTGCTCTTTCTGCATTCTAATTCTTTTAGCATTAGCAGCCATTACAGTTGCACGCCATGAGGGTTTTTCAGTTCCTCCCAGCAACTCAAAAGCTGTCCAAAAGTCACATCCTTCAAAGTGCTGCATGATTGCGAAAACATCCATGGATTTATTACAAACATAACACCATAGATAATCTCTACATACTTTCGCGTTTAGGTCTTTTCCGTCGTGACAGATACCTCTGCATCTGCCACGTTTAATATCAACTCCATATCTCTGCAAGACTTCCGGTACTGTTACCATTGCCTTGATTTCATCGATACGCTCTTGTAGCTCTTTCTTAGTCAATCAATCACCTCAATTACATAAATGGCAATTCCTCGTCAATACCATCCGGTATATTCATAAAACCATCACCTACTGAGCTTGGCGTGTATCCTTGACTATATCCGTTATTTTGGCTTTCAGGAAGCAATTTGTCTTCTGGTATGTCAACTCCTTCGCGAATTGCTTCCACGCTACGGATCTGAACGCACTTAGTAGCAAATTTCTTTTCTTGATAAGCGTTTAAGTATTGCTCCCTTCCGAACACACCACCTACAAGCCTTCCTTTAAAGCAAGCGGAAAACTTATTGTCCCAAGCTACTTTAAACCCGGAATTTGAGTTCTCAACCGCTGTTATGAAGGACTTAAATCCTCTGTTTGTATTACCATTACTATCATGAACAAGCTGATAAACGACACAGCCCCATTTTTTATTTTCCCTAGTATCTGCTTTATACTGCTGAGCATAATAATCTTTCTGCTCTCCTTCTGCTATATCAAGGCTGATTTTTAGCATATCTTTACCGTTGCTTGATTTGGTTTCTTCCACCTGCATTATTTTACATATATGTCCTCCAAGCTTCAGGGGAGTAAATTCCCCATAAGCCTGTACATTATCATAATCACTTGGTTTCTGCATATTTACTTTCCTCCTTGTTTAATTCGTAATAATCCCTAATTGCATCATCAACAAGTTTTAAATCATTATCAATTTCCAATGTTTCAAACATTCCCATAGGAGACTTACTTACTGCTCCTGCCTCTGCCTGGGTAATAAATTTATGAACATTATTTTCAGCCACACATCGGAGTACTATTGTAAACATTCCTTCAATGCAAACTTTTTCATCAAGGAGCTTTCCAATAGTCTTTGGCCGGATATCCCCGAACTCATTCACATCCTCATGCATTATGAAATAGACTATTTTATCTGCTGGCAAACTCTTTATTACAAACTGAATCAATCTCCAGAAATAATCACCCAAATCATTGTAAAGGCTAAAAACAGCATTACCTCCACCCACAGAGCTGTGCTTTGACATGAAATGATTTGTAATAAGGTAACCGGCATCATCAATTACAAAACTCTTAAACTGTGTATTACAAAGCTGCTTCATTATTTGCTGGTAATCATCCGTTACAACTTTAGGTATTTTTGATTTAAAAGGAAGAGGCTTACCCAGCACATTAATAAGTGCAACATTCTCCTTAAAATGCCGAAGACTTGTACTTTTACCGCTTCCTGATTTTCCAATAATTAAAACTGGTATTCCCACTACTTCTTTACCTCCTCTGCAAAACTTATTCCAGATAATGCTTGTATGACTGAATTGCCTTCCGGTGCTTCCTCACCGATAAGAAACAATGTACAAGTAGCATTCCTCCAAAAATATATTTCTTGTCCCAAATTAGTGCATGGACCTGCAGGTATTCCTTCCTGATCATGATTAATCTCATTAAAGTCAATTAAATTCATTAAGTTTGTATCCATCATGATTAGCTGATTGCTTAAAGTTACTTGCAGAAGACTATATGTACTGTATTTCTTATCAAGCAATACCCCTGTAATTGCTACGGGAATCTTGGCTTCTCTCTGCAAAATATTTATATGCGCATAATCCTGGGTGTCTATTGCAAGCTGAGGCAAGGGGTTTTCTTTACTGACTGAAAATAATGTATCCTCTTCCGGAAGTATTCCGGCCATTTCCATAATGATTGCTTTAACCTTATTAGGAATGTAATCTACATCAAGCCATACTCCCCATCTACCTCCAAGAATTACATAGCCTCCGCCTATGTAACCAATCTGGATACCTCTCCCTTTGTATGCTGTTGTCATAAGCTTTTTTAAATGTGATGAACTAATAAACATATGCACCTCCTATCTGATGCGAAGAGTTTCGCCTCTAGGTTCTAAGTGTGCCCAGGGCACTTGTTTTGTAGAAAGCAATTCTCTAATTTTTTCATTGTTTGGTAACGGATCCTGCGGAATAAGATATTCCTTGGGTATGGTATTAACGTCCGGGGCATCAATTTTAAGTGGTTGCAGACCGCCGTTTTTCTGTATATTGAAGCTAAATAGTGCTGTCTTAAATTTAATCTTACCTATCTGTTTCATATTTGCTTCCAAAGTGTCTTTAAGGCGCTGCTCACGATTTTCCATAGATGTTAAGCGAATCTTTAATCGGTCAATCTCTGCTTTAACAACTTCTGCATCGTATTTAATGGTTTTAATCAATTTTGCGTAATTGTCTGCCTTTTCTTCAAACTCCCCTTCTATTGCTTCCAGGGTGTCTAATATGGTCTGTTCGTCTACTTCCTCATCGTAAAGCATGTTAAGAACTGCATCATAATTTTCTGTAAGCTGGTATAAACTACTCATTTTTAACCCCCATTTCCTCTTTTTCATATTCTCTTTGTCGTTTCTTGCGTAGCCTCTTTGTTCGTTCTTGCTCGGCTTCATAATTTACAAACTGCTCATAATTATCTGGTACGTATTCCATTACACCCTCCTACACGACTTAGAAAACTTTTCAACACACTCCGGACACATATGTACTCCATCAACTACGACAAGCTTGTCCTCATTACAATTTCCACAGCACACGCACTGCAGTCTGAATGGCTCAATGCAGATTACCCCATCCTTTAAATAGATATCTACAGGATCACCTTCTTTAATCTTTAGAGCCCTTCTCATCTCCTTTGGAATAACTACTCTACCTAAATCATCTATTCTTCTTACGATTCCTTTTACCATCTTGTTTTCCTCCTTATTTTGCTGTATAATACAGCTAAGATATTTTTGTTATGCGCCTTACTTGTGTTGCAGCACTCGTGAGGCATTTTCTTTTTCTTCTACTTGCACACCAGGGCATTCATACCCGGTTCGAGGTATTTTCTGCCGGACGGATATTCCCCAGAATAATCCGCAATATGTACATCTTGCTTTCATTCAATCCTCCCTTCTGAATGCAACAACTTGCCCATTTTCAATAATTGCAACTCTGTTCTTCTTTTCATACATGTCTAAGCAATCCTGGATTGTAATCGTTTCATTATTCATAAGCTTGTCCTTCCTTTCTTTCGACTCTTTCCATATTGTGGTATAATCTCCTTATCAACTTTGAGGTTGAAATACATATGAAAGGAGAAAAATATGTTTGATGTTTATTTTAGATATGTTGATGGTAATGAAATACTGTGTAAAGATATAAAGAGAATTGAAGTCGAAACAAGTAATGGCTTTTCTTCAATATCTGGAGAACAGTTATTAAATCATCACCTCAGAATTTATGGTACATTTCACTTATATTCTGATACCTCTAATTTTTCAGTAACTAGCAAAGAATTGCTTTATGCTGAAATAAGGAAGAAATAATCCTAGTAGTTAACCTCTATGCGAAATGTTGCATGGGGGTTTTCTTCTTTGTATTTTTTAATTTTAGATAGTACTTCTTCTAAATCCATAAGCCTATTTAGATGAATTACTACTTCAATTCTTTTTTTTCACTGGCTTGTCCCTCCTTTCTACCGCCTAGGCGATGTCATCAATCTTCATCTGTCGGTTGGCATCATCAATTCTTTCCTGCAAATAAAGAGGCGCTTCATAACAGTCAACACATTCATGTGCATCTGCCAGATACTTGCGTTTTAATGCTAAATAGGTCTTATTCTTGCCTTCCGCATCATATAGACCGAATTCTCTCTTTATTTGGTCGTAAATGTCACGATATACAGATGAGCGAATTGCGTTGTCGCTGTAAGCATTAGACTTTTTACCGCCTAGAGTTTGTACTCCTTTTCTTTTAACATGATCCGATAATTCTTTAGCTTCACAGCCGTATAATGGTATATCAAATTCTAGCTTGTCCAAACGATCATCGGTTTTACTAATATGCTCTACTACGGCTTGGATTTTCTTGTCATGCATGATTAAGGCTTTCATTTCCGTGGATAATCCATCAATTAGATTCATTTTCTTGAAATATGTATTTACCAATTGTCTTTGTACGGTCCAGGCTAAATCATCAGTGAAAGATTTTACTAGCATTAAATAGCCTTGCTCGGTTATTAAGTAAGTTCCTGAATTATTAATTTCGGAACGACGAATTTCGTCGGTCTGAATATCTTGTGGCTTAACAAAGAAATAATCAGTACCATCAATAAAGCGTTCTTTGTTGTCTCGGAAGTTTCTCCCGGCTGTTCCTTCTGGTCTTTCATGTACTAAATCAATGTCCTTAAATGTAACTACTCTTTTACCTTTGAATTCTTTTGTGGTAATTTCTTGATTACCGATTTTGATTAAGTTATTCAATGCTTGTCCTCCTTTATGGTATATTTTGTTATATAGTGTTATAATCTCCTAATACATTCTTATTAATAATTCGGTTGAATAGCTTGTCCTTCCTTTCACATAATAAGTGCCTTTTCTTCATCACTTAACTTAATTGCAATGCATAGTTTTCTAAGTTCTCCTAAAGTAAATGTTTCTGGACGTTTCTTCTTATTTTGAAATGTCCTCTTAGTGCACCTAAGCTTTATGGCGACCTGATCATCTGTTAAGTTATAAAGAGCCATGTTCTTGGCTATATATGCCCTTGTGATATTGTTTTTTTGTTCTTCTTCGGATATTTTTAGTCTGGGCATGATTTCACCTCCTATCCTGTCTGTTTTTGTCAAACCCCGTCCATTCCTTTTCAATATGATTTTCCCAATACTCAACTTCTTCATAGAAAGCCTGAATCTCATCTTTGCAAGAAAAAACGTCAACTAGTGCTTTTTCGTATAGTTCTTTTGCAGGAACAGTATTGTATCCATCATTTTCTCCGCAGTGTTCCAGACAACCTTTATAGTGTTCCTTAAGTTCTGTTATAACGGCATCCTTATTATCCTTGAGCCATTTATCTATGGTTGCTTTATCCTTAGGGAAAGTTAAATTAGCGTATAATCCCATATTCATCCTCCATTATTAAGCAACTCCATACTTAATAGCCATTTCCTTAACTATAGAAACGTAGCCTTCAATAAGCTTCTTATCATCAGCTATAACATCAAGCTGGTTCAGCTTGTCCAATTTTGACTTACAAACACCATTGAGAGCCATTGTCTTTTTCTTATTAGTAAGTCTTATATTAAGGGCTACGCCGTACCGCTGTTCAAGGAGTTTATAACTTTCTTCTCTAATAACTCTGATATGCTCATAACCACCACATTTTAGAGCCATCTTATTTATTAATGCTGATGTATCCTTACGCCAATCATTCGGATTAAGGGCAACAACCTCACGAATGCTTTCTACTCTTTCAATAGCTTGCTGACTCCGTTCCTTAACTTCAATTAACTCCTTAGCTTGACGTTTCTGTTCAGCCTCCATATTTATCATGAATTGAAGCTGTGGAGACATTTCTCTGAATTGAAGAGCCATCTCTTTTGCACCGTCCTCTACGGCGATGAAGTACTGCCTAGCCAGTTCGCCTTTCTCGCTCTTAGCTGTCATGGAAAGCTTTTTGGCAAAGGAAGCTGTGAGTTTAAAATCTTGTGTAGGATTAGGATTAAACTTTCGTTCTTCATCAATGACGAACGGAAAATAATCTTGATTTTCCTCTGCAAACTCATTTTCAGTAATGTTGGACTTGCACCACCTTGCATAATTTTTGTTATCCAATTCTAAGAAGTTATAAAGCTTCTTTGCAGTGGTCATTCCTTTTTCATCAATTCCCAATACTATTTCAATCGGGGTTTGGTTTGTTTTGTCGATTAATTCGTTCATTAATTAACTCCTTTCTTATTTAGTTTAACTTTATTAAACTTTTTGAGTAAAAAAATATATTCCTACTTCTTCTTTTGGTATGTCAAGCATTTCCGATATTTTAACAATATCATCCGAAGTGAATCTAACCTTATTATTCATCTTCATAGAAAAGGTGTTTTCTGAAACCCCATATTCTAATACAAAAGCTGTTTGACTCCCATATTTTTCTACTATTTTCCCTCGTAACTTTCTGTAATCAAAAGTCAATTTAAAACCTCCTTTCCATTCTTAAATAGAGTTTAACATTTTTAAACCATAGTGTCAATAGTAGGATTTAACTTTTTTAAACTTTATTGTTGATATTTCATTTTTTGTATAGTATAATTAAACCAACGGAGGGAAGCGATATGGATAAACCAATTGTAGAAATTAAAGATAGATTAAAAAAAGCAATGCACTACAGGGAAATTTCCCCTATAGAACTCTCGGAAGAAACAAAAATTCCAAAATCATCAATTTCACAATATATGAGTGGCTATGCAAAACCAAAACAAGACAGAATATATTTAATATGTAAAGTATTAGATATTAATGAAGCTTGGTTACTTGGGTATGACGTTCCAATGGAGCGAACACCATCTATAAATTTTGAAGCGGTTGCAGATGACCATCCCTTTAATCGTGCACTTGCAAAGCTGGACACTGACAAAGAAAGTCTGACTGAAGAAGAAAAGCAGGCTATAAAAGACGAACTTCCTAAAATAAGAAAAAGAATACCTGAGGCTTTTGAAAAGTTTGCGAATAATATTAATGACATGCTCGAAGAAAGATTGCTAACAAATTATAGATATCTAAATTCGGACGGAAAAGCTGAAGCATTAAAGAGGATCGAAGAACTAACTTATATACCTAAATATACAAATGAAGATCAAGCTCATCCAATTCTCAATGCTGCCCATGCCATAGAAGGGGCTACAGAGGAAGATAAACAGCACGATGATAATTTAATGGACAATGATGAGTTTTGGAAATAAGGAGTGTTATACTATTGGACTACGAGGGACTTTTAGAAGAGGCTTATAGCTTAAATTTAATTGTAAAAGAAGCTGAGATTTATGCTAATAAAGGAAGAATTAAAGGGAATCGTATTGCTATTCGCAAAGATATTCCAACATTAAAAGAAAAATCTTGCATACTTGCAGAAGAGCTTGGACATTATTATACCTCCTATGGAGATATCCTGGATCAGTCAACAATAAATAATCGTAAACAAGAACTTAAAGCAAGATTATGGGCTTATAATAAGCAAATCGGGCTAACAGGAATAATCAGGGCCTATGAATATGGCTGTTATTGTCTTTATGATATGGCTGATTACTTAGATGTTACGGAAGAATTTTTACATGATGCTATTAAATATTATCGGGGTAAGTATGGCGAATACACCACTCTAGATAATTATATAATTTATTTTGAACCAAACTTAGGAGTATTTAAATTAATACAATAAAAACCGCCCCTGCGCTAACAGGAACGGCTTTTCATAGATACTATTCGATGCAATGCACCGATATAATAACAATTCACGATCATATTATATCATTTTGAAGCTTGCACCGCAATAGGTGTATTTTTTATACTCAATTTTAGAAAGGAATGATATTTTATGGCAAAGGCTAAGAAATTACCAAGCGGGAGCTGGAGGGCTCTGGTTTACAGCCATTCTGTCAACGAATTAGATAGCAATGGCAATATAGTATATGATAAAAACGGCAAGCCCAAGAAAAAGCGTATCTATGAATCCTTTACAAGTGATGACCCAACTCTTGCCGGTAAAAAAGAAGCTGAGTATTTAGCTGCTGAATTTGCTCTAAATAAAAAGAAAAAGAACAAACCCGCAAACCTTACACTTATCGAAGCGATAGACAAATACATCACAAGTTCTGATGCCGTACTATCCCCTACTACAATTCAGGGTTACGATAAGATTAAACGCAATAGCTACCAGGAACTTATGGACATTCCTTTAAAAAACATTACGAAAGAAATGCTCCAAATAGCAGTTAACAATGAAGCTAAAAGGCCTTCAAAACGAAGTAGTAAAACTCCCAAGACAATCTCTCCAAAAACTGTTAAAAATTCATACGGACTAATAACAGCTGTCTTAAATAGATATTGTCCTAGCATAGATTGTGATGTGCAATTACCAGCCACTGAAAACAAAATTAAAGAATTAATACCACCTGAAATTATTATGGATATTATTAAAGGTACGGAAATAGAACTTCCGGTTTTACTTGCAATGTGGCTATCGCTTTCTCTCAGTGAAATACGAGGATTGAAGAAATCAACATCAATAAAAGATGGTTATTTAATCATAAATGAAGTTGTTGTTGATGTTAACTGTGAACCGATTAGAAAACAGCAAGCTAAAACATTTACAAGAATAAGGAAACATAAAATACCGGAATATATACAAAAATTAATCTATAATACCAATACAGATGATCTCGTTAAAATGAGTGGCCATGCTATATATATGAGGTTTAGACGTTTATTAAAAAAGAACAACTTACCCCATATGACATTTCATGATTTAAGGCATGTTAACGCTTCCGTAATGGCGCTACTAAGAATCCCAGATAAATATGCTATGGAGCGTGGAGGATGGAAAACTGACGAAGTAATGAAAAAAGTTTATACACATACTTTTTCTAAAGAGCGTGAAATAGTAGACGAGGTAATAGACGATTACTTTCAGAAAATGCTTCAAGTTAAAAGTGAAAATGTTGATATTCAAAAATATAAAGCATGGTTAACTTTATTCGGAAAACCTGATAACGAAGAATCTATGAGTGAATTTAAAGAGTTTATGCAACACGAAATGCAACACGAATAAAAAAAGCCTTGATATATCAAGACTTTTAGAGTGGAGCATAGGGGACTTGAACCCCTGACCCCCACACTGCCAGTGTGGTGCGCTCCCAACTGCGCTAATGCCCCTTGACATATAAATATTCTATCATCCATTATATATGATGGTAATTTTTATGTCAATAGTTGAAATAATTGAAAAGTACCTCACGGAAAACCCATGAGAGTCATTCTTTAGTGGGCCTAGATATCTTTCTTGATTTTTTATCCAAAAAGTACTTTTCTAAATACTTTTCATTTAAAAGTGCTTTGTTCCGTTGCTTATTAGTGAAACAGTTCGGTATAGTCTTTTATTGTCAATCCTCGCTCTATTAGCTCTGGTATTTTTTCATCAACTTTTCCCTTTAATTCTGATAAGAAGTTATCCGTTTTAACTTCCTTTAAATCGGCAAGAATTTGCAGAATTTTCAATATTGTTTCTGCTCCATACTTGCAATATATTTCATAAAACAGCATAACCCCGCGAATATGGACACCTTCGTCGGGACGCTTCGAATCGGGCGATTTTATTACGGGAGTATCCTTATATTTTCCTTTTGCCCATGATAAATGACTTTTAAAAAATTCTTTATCATTTAAGGACAGAATATATAATAATGCCGCCCATTCCGCGCCAGTTTCATTTAACCAATCTTCCCATGTTCTTACATCCGCTCCCTTAAACCAATTATGACCGAGTTCATGCCCTAATAACGAAATTGTGTTTTTCCTAATTGCATCCTTATCTTCTGAAATATTTATTTTATCAATAACTATGAGTTCTTTGCGAAAATATGCTCCGTCGCCTTCTTCAAGACCTAAAGATACAATATTTATCTTGTTAATCTTTTTTTCATTGAATACCGACGAGTAAAATTTCAAGATCTCATTATAATAAAAAGTATAATTATCGGCATATGCTTTTTCCGCTTCATCTAAGTAGTAAAAGTTGAAATTCCCCATATTTGCCACATGGTGGCGTCCATTTTTGAGTGCAATAATATTACCTATATCATGGTCTGTTTCACCATATATCCATAGTTTTTCCAATACATCATATCTCGCATTTATAATTAAATAATCTTCCATTTTCTCAATTTTAAAAATAAACTTTAAAGGTATTGATGTTTCAAAAATTGCCCAAGCAGAATAAATGCTTAACGCAATTCTCTTATACTCAATAATATTGCACCAACCCGATATATGCCCATGATATTCAATGGTTAATTTCTTCATCGGCGTTTTGCTTGATACTTCTATCTCATTGCATTTATGCTCCCATAGAGTTTGCCACTCTTTGATTATTTTCCATTCTGAATCTATGTTGGCTGATACGCTATCTATTGTTAAAAGCTTACTCAAAGAAAAACGAAAATCTGTTATAGGAGTGTCGAAAGTAATTATACATTTCACGATTAAAGCTCTTTCTCCCTCTCCGAAACTTACAAACACATCTGCATTATTTGACATAACATTACCCTCCCCAAAGTATAAATTATTCCTAACCATGCTTTTTCTTTATATCTACAACTAACATTATTATATATTACTTGTTATAAAAAACAAACCCTAAATGACGTATTTCCTATTACATAAAAAAGCCCCACCACCTTCCGAATCAGACCGGTTAGTAGCAGGGTTTTCCCTAATTATTGGAATGTAATATTAAATCCGGGCATAATTAAATATTTTTCAGGCAATTCAATATTGCTTGTTGTAATATTAATGAAGGTCGCTGACTCGTTACTTGTGTATTTTATTTCACCCAGTTCGTCCTGAAAAACAAATTTAGCATTGCACTTATACCTACGGCAAAAATTTCGATTGGAAGGTTGTATCGTCCAACAATAAGGGCAGCATATTTCACTTTTAAGGCGTGTTTCAAATACAATGTCTGGAGGCGAAGCGATAGGCTCATTTGCTTCTAAGAGACGACTTTGATAGTCCTTTTTAAAGCGATACTGGTAGCAACCAGTACCCCGCCTACAAATGAGGGTGTTCCAAAAGTCATGATATGACTTGAGGGACGCCCTCTTATGTAAAGAACCTAGAGAATCATAATACAAATATAATTGCCAATACAATAGATTTATCACAGTTATGATAGATCTTCTTTTTTGCATTGTATATTATCTTATAGCTACGAGAGTTTGCTTAAGCTCTGATTCTATTGAAATCAGCTCTGACTCGGCGGCTAGCCTTTCTTCCTTACCTTTTCTTTGTATATCAAGTACTTGGTTAATTGTTTCTATTAAATCCTGATTTACCTTCTTTATTGTTTCCATGGACACGATTCCCCTCTCGCTTTCCTTGGCCACATCTAGAGTACCTGCTTTAAGCATTTCGGAATTTTTCTTTAAAAGCTCGTTTGTCATGTCTGTAACCTTTGTCTGGGCAGCAAGAGCAGCCTTTGCATTTTCAAGGCCTAGGGATATAACCATCTGGTTTTTCCATAGGGGTATGGAATTTACAATTGAAGATTGTATTTTGTCGGCCAGCTGGGCGTCGTTGTTTTGAATTAAGCGTATCTGCGGTCCCATTTGAAGTGATATCTGACGGCTGAGTTGCAGGTCGTAAACCTTCTTTTCAAAGCGGTTTACCGCATTAACCAAATCATTTAGCTTTTGAGCCTCTGCTTCGTCACCTGACCTGGTAGCCTGTTCTCTTAACTCTGGGATTACTTTTTCGTTCATTTCCTTAATTTTTTCCTTGCCTGCTACAATGTACATGGTAAGCTCTTTGAAATAATCCAAATTCGTCTTATACATTTCATCATACATGGCGATGTCCTTAAGCATGGTATGACGATGAGACTGCAGCATGTTGGTTATTTTGTCAATATTTACTTCAACATCGCTGTAGCGAGCAATCATCTTGTCAATTTCATTTTTTGCCTTTCCGAATAGATTGCCTAAAAAGCCCTTGTTTTCACCTATGTAATCAAAATTTTTTATGGTGACAACTAGATCAGAAAGCAACTTGCCCGCCTCTCCTGAGTCCTTTGTTTTAACATTTTTCAATGTATCGTCCGCAAACTTTGCAAGCTTCGTTTGCGCACCAGAACCATATGTAACAATAGAGTTGCTGTCTGTAACATCAATTTTTTCTACAAACTCCAAAACCTGCTTCTGTTCCTGGGGCGTTAAAGATGCCAGGCTCATACCGCCTTCTTCGGTTTGATTTTTTTCAGGTAATGTTTGTACTTCATTCCCAAAATCTAATGTAATTCCTTCCATTTTCAGTCTCCTTTATATTATTAATAATTAATATTTTTATTGTACTGTGCGGATTAACTGTTCACACTGCGCTTATCCATGGAAAATCAGCCAGCTGTTCGAGCAAGCTCGACATCTGTCTGTTTTCCCATAGATTAATCCGCTTACCGTAGATATTAATTTTTAAGTGCTTCAATTATTTTATCATAAATTTCTTTCTGTAGTCCCTTTGTTGCCGAGGTTATTTCCTGAGGGATTCCCTTTACTGGCACTGAATTAACATCGTATTCTCCGCCTACCACACCGGTTCTGAAGCCGTATTTTTCCCATGCTATTTTTTGAATTTCCGGGTCAGCCAAAGCATCCACGTAGGAAGTGCCATTCTCTGAAAAACTCATTATACAATGGGAATTCCATATGGTGGGATTCGGATACAGTATTCTTACCTTATCCTTTACCTTGTTAAAGCCGTCAGGATTGTTATTGGCAAAATCAATAATGGATTTTTCATAATCAACTATCATAGGATAAGCACCCTTCCCCATTCTAAGATACAGATCAAATAAATCGGCGGGAGTATTGTTCATAAATCCTGAAAGCTTGTAAAAATCCTTGAGCTTTGGAAGAACATTGTCAATATTGCTTTCATCCACATATCCCTCGTTCATAATTGATGCCAGCAATCCGTAGTATGTTGCACCAGGTGAAGATGTTATCGGATCTGTGCTGGCAATATTAATTTTGCCGTATATGTCCTTTATGCCTATATCCGACCATTTTGTATTGTTTTCAATGAATGACAAAACCGCCGGCATATCAACAATGTAGTAAGTATCCTGAATTTTTTCAACTATTCCATTAGATATAAGAGTATCGCATATGGTGTCCCAGCTGTAAATCACTATGGGCGTTGATAGTACAATATTGGATTTTAATGTTTTTAGCCTTGGAGCCTCGTCGGCTGCTGCAGGTCTTTTATAATATTCGTAGAATCTTTCGTCGCTGAAAAAAACAAAGTCATAGTCCTCTTTTTCCTTCGTTTCTATAGTGTCCTTAATAAGCTTATTATTGCTCCAGTTGTCAACCTTTAAGTTTATATTGTATTTATCATGTAAAATTGCCAAAATATCCGGGTCTGCAAGAAAATTTTCCTTACCTCCTCCTACTGCACCCATCACGGTAACTGCCTTATCCCTAGGCTTCATTATAATTGATACGGTTATACCTATTGCAATAACTGCTACAAAAGCAATTATTCCTCTTACTATATTTTTCATATTAATCCTCCATTCTTCCAGTATCTGTGAATTTAGGCATAAGCACAAATTCATCGTTTGAATTATGTTTTTTAATAATTCAAACTATCCTCCCATAAAATCTTTATTATCCACAAGTCCTTCTGATTTGAATAAGGCCGTCATGGCAGCCATTTCAGCCTTACTGTCCAGAACATCCTTTGAGAAAAGGCTGTAATATTTTTTATCGAAGGCATCTGTTATCTGAATTAGAAATTGGTAAAACTGCGAGGCAAATTTTTGTGCTTCATCTGCTTTAAATGAGCCTTCGGCCAAGTTCTCATAGGTATCTAAAATATTAATCAGCCCAGGCAAATAATATGAGGAAAAATCATTCAGCTTCGTGTAGAGAGAATTATCTTCCTTAAGTGCATCTAATATTTTTAAACACGTTTTATGGATTGAATCCATCATGATTATAATGTCCGGAGATATAATATCCTTCTCTACATTCAGGCTTCTAAATTTATCCCTATACCTTGAAATGGAAGAAGTGTAATCTATAATTGATTTATGGACCTTATCATAAGCATTTTCATCGCCTTTTAAGTCAATCTTCAATTTCTTTTCCTTTTCCAGCGCCTTTATTGTAAATAAGGCTATTATCAGGCAACCTGCACTGCTTAATATGGATATTACAATGTTGCCGCCTAAAAGCCAGACTACAAGAAATACTACTGCGGAAACAACACCAAGAAATACTTCTTTCATTTTGAATCTCCTCTAATTATATGCTCTTATTTCCTTAAAGGCATTAATAAGGTCTATTCTGCCGTCAAAGGTTTTGCCTTTTGTAAGTTTGCTGATTTCATTCAGTTGCTTCGGATTTGCCTCACCGAACATAATTGAAAACACAGGTATATCGTGAGAGTTACCTGTACTGAAACCTCCAATCGATGCACCATCTGTCATTAAAACAATGGATTTCGTATATACATCAGCATCAAAATCCTTTAGTATTTCAATGGCATGCTCCACCGGCTTATATATATCCGTTCCGCCTCCTGGCTCCGTATCTTTTATTCTGGAAATCAGGTTAGCTGTATCTGTGCCAGATATAGTTGAATCCTCCCATTTGAGCTCTTCCGCAAATGGAATAACAAAGATTTTGTCCCTTTCCGAAAACTGTATCATATCCTCTGATGCCAGTTTATAATCCAATATCCTTTCCATTGCCACAACAAGTTGTTCATTTCCTTCCCCATACATACTACCTGAATAATCAAGGCAAAAAACTACCACGGAAGGTTTTCTGAATAAATCCTGGTAAAGATTCAGTGCACTTTTAATTACAGAGCTTGCGGGGTATTTAATAGGCGACAAATACGCATTCTTATCAATACCATATGATTCCTTAAAAACCTCATCGTTTGATACCTGACCTCCATAGGTGGTTCTTCTACCCATGCTTTCAAGTTTTTGCTGGATGTCCGCTGACAATAAAAAGCTTTGAAGCTTATTAAAAATTTCCAGCTTATTATCATTATTATTATCTATGTACGCAAAGGGACTGTCCGAAACGGAAACTCCGTCAGAAGGGTAAATGAATCTTAAGGGTTCTCTATTACTTTTTATTAACTGATTGTTCAGTTCTATTAGCGAAGATTCGTAGTTCACAAGTGCATCGTAGTCGCCTTCATTGAAGATGTCTATTAAGTATTCATCACTACCAGAATTTCTGACTACTCCTTTAAACAAAGTCTTTAAACTTTCTTGAAGAGCCTCTGATTTTAAGTCTTCCTCTGTCAAAACCGGAGGATTACCTGCCAAACAGTTTAAAAATCCTATGTAAGCCGATGCTCCGCTGTTTGTTTGAGTAACCGACGGCATTAGAAATTTTAAATTTCCTGCTTCAACTGCCTGCACCAAGTCTTTTACAACCGTGTCTCTACTAAATCCCAATTCTTCATACTTGCTTTCTTTTACCGCAAATATTACAGGATTAACAGATATAGATTTCGAATTTTTTAAAACGGAACTTGAGATAGAGGCATTCCATATGCTGTTTGAAGACCATACAGCATCATAATCCTCTTGCGATGAATTTATCATAGAAGGAATATTCAATGACCCTGTGTACTCAAATTTTAACTTAATTTTATTTTTTTCTGCAAATTCCGAAAGCATTTGCTCTAAATCCTTATTTTCACTGCTTGATAAAATAGTGAATGAATTGTCCTTTTTCTTACTATTCTCAGAAGAACATGAGCCTAGAGAAAATAATAAAGCTACCACCAAAAGGACAATAGCTATTTTTTTATACAAAATATCACTCCTCACCTTTTTAAAAATAATTATAGCATATGTCATTTAGAATTTATACATAAAATTTACCATTTCATTATTGATGGTACGGTTATAAAGTAAGCCCACAGTTTTTTACCTGTGGGCTGATACTTGGACTTACTCTTTTGGTGAAATCACTAATGAGGATTCTAACCAAAATTCATTCAAATTCCACTTATTGTAGTAAAATCAATGCTTTCAAACTCAAAGTCTCCGCAAAAACTTATTTACTTGCCTGCGATTTTTCAAAACTATTTTGTTTACAGCACTTTCATTATTAAGCATATCATAAAACCGTTTTCTATTCGTCTTATCATGGTTCCAAATAGACTTTATAAACTCAATTTTTTGTTTATTGAATTTTTCAGGGCAATAACCTCCCATATCAAAGCGACTTTTCCCATAATTTTTTACCACTCTTTTTATAGCACCATAAACACACATAGTTCGTGAGAAATCCATGTAAATCACAGTATCACAATACTTTAGTCTAAGAGGTATTGAACGTTTCATATTTCCATCTATAATCCATTTTGGTTTTGAAAGCTCTTTCATTAACAACTCATCAAATTCATCTTTTGAAGCATTTTTCCAATTATCTCTCCAATATAGAACATCAAGGTGAATTAATGGAAGTTCCAATTTGAGGGCTAATTTTTGTGCCAATGTCGTTTTTCCGCAACCATTGCCACCTATAATCAAAATACGTTCCATAAAAACCTCCACAAATTTACTTTGAACCCATCACATTCTACTCTACTACAAAACTTTTCCAACCATCTGCTGTCATTACTCGTACTTTTTCTAAGGTTGTATCATAATATATAGTTCCCACTGGAACTTTTGCTGATGATAATTGAGGATTTAAATCACTGTCTGTCACTCTTTTAGGTGCTGCGTTTCTCCTTTGTAATGTTAAAGGGGTGTAAAAATTAGTCCAGCCTCGGGAGATATCTATCCCCTTTTTCTTCTCATCTGAGCCAATTTTCACCCAACCAAATCGACGTTCTTTCTCATATAATCCTGCTGGTGAATACGTTTGAATACATGCAAATGTCTCATGAAATTTTCCCATCATCAATGTTAATCGACTCAGCTCATTCCCTGACCACCCTTCAAATACATGTCCGCCAGACACAAAGCGATTGTTCCATCTTCCTTTTCCACCTCGTACAGATATCATGGTGTCTGATTCTAATACTCCATTCACTGTATTAAACACTGGTTGTTCATTGCTATCAAAACCATAATAATAACGTACATCCTTCCACTTTTTCCAATCTGGGTCAACTTCTTTTCTTACCTCTACGTATTTATCTTCTAAGTATGCGTCCAAATCTACAGAATCTATTTCCGTTTTTACCTTTACCCCAATACTGTCTTCTAGTCGGATAACCTTAATCAACAATATAGTGGTTATTGTAGTTAACACAACAAGTAAACCAATGGCCGTAGATAGTAGTACTTTTATGTTTTTATTCTTCATCCGTTCTCTCCCTTAACATATTTATGGTATATCATTCTTTATCATACAATCGATAGGCCTTGGTATCCTCAAACATTCTAATTTTATGCTTGACCCTTTTATTGCAATATATTTAATTCACCTTTTATATACAGTAATTAATTTGTCTGCAAAATTAGAATTTATAAGTATCTTTACTTTTTCCACATACATTTAATAAACTTTCTTTGACCTAGTTCATATAACTTTTTACTTTCTAGTTTATAATTATTTAAAGATACGAAGTCTTCTTCTAACAATAAATCTAATTCAGTAATATTAGGATTATCATTGGGAATTTCTCTAAACCCATTAACCCATAAAACACCACCTATATTAAGATGA